TAGTTTCTCCTTCTGAGAGAGACTTAAGCCCTCTGCAATCTCTGTCACAATCCCATTCTTAATATAGCCGCCAACTTTCTTAGAAAGTCCAACGTTTTCTTCAATTGATTCGTTGAGTTTCGATTCCATGTTATTGAGTTGTCCTTGTAGGTCATCTACTAGGTCAACTTTTTCGTCGGGAATTTCAATGTAATTCTCGACAAAAACTTTTTTAAGTCCGTGAAGTACTGACTCTCCCATCTCTGCCTTAATACCAGCTTCAACAGCGAGGGAGTTTTTCTCCATCCACTGTCCAACAGCATAGGTTAGATAGTCATCAACTTTCTCAGAAAGTTCTGTCTTCACAGTCTCAATTTCTTCTGACAAGACCTTTGCATAGTCCTCATGCATACGGTCAAGTTCTTCGTTTAGCTTAGAAACTACAGCAGCTTCAAAGATAGTTTTTGCTTTCTCTTTGAATTCTTCTGATAGGTTCTCGCCTTCTGTAAGAGCAGCAACGTCAGCACTGAGGTCAACCTCAATAACTTCACGCTCTGTTTCTACAGGATTTTCAGCAATCACGTCACCTTCTGGTTCGTGTCCTGCTTTTACGTCACCCTTGTCACTAAATTCTGCCTTCTGTGCGGATGCATCAGATGGTTTAGTGGTTGGTGATTGTGCGTTTCCACCAGCGATAGTCTTCATTTTGTTACTATCGTCATCTGGTTTTGAATTGAAAGGTGTAGGTCCACCTAAATCTTGGATACCAGCGAGACTACTTCCGTCGGGTCCCAACTTTCCTTGGGGTTCTGCGGGCTTCGCTCCTGCGGTAACACTTGATTCATTCAGAGTTTTTGTAGTCTCTTCTGACATTAGAAGTTCTCCGTAATTTAATTGCGATTGCTATAGATTATTTAGCAGTTCAAATATTTACAAACCTTTTAAATACTGGTTAAATGCGGAAAGTTTTACCTCTTCCATCTGATTCATCGCAGCATTATCGATTCTTTTTTTAATTTGCTCTACTGTTTGCTCTTGAACGGCTCCATTATTATAGATCCATTCCTTTCCTTCCATGATTCCATTCACAAAAGCGTCTGGTGCGGAAGGGTCTGCCACTATATCGGCAGCCGTGGCGAGCATAAAGTCATCACATACGACTTTAACTCCACGTTCTTCTCTGATTGTGCCAAGTCCACGGGATGAAACACCCAGTTTGACTCCTTCATCAATCAAATTCTTTGCTATGTTACCCATAGGGGTATCCAATAGTCTTGCCTTACCAACGTAATTATTACCCTCTTGCTTAAGAGATGTAATAAGATGTGATACACGGTCAAGATTTATAGTAGGTCCATCAGGATGACCTAACTCACCAAGGGCACGACCTTTGTCGATGTACTTAGTGCTGTAGTTAGCAGCTTCTCTCTGCAACGTCGAAATAGGATACATCCGACCATTGCGGTTTTTGATCTCCCCCTGCAAAAATACACCCTCGATAAAATGGTGTTTCTTACCATTCTTACCTTCGGTGATTGTTACTTTGGCAGTTTCAATCTCCTCCCTGATCAGTTTCATCTTTAGGTTCCTCGGTTTCTGTTTCAGCTGTTGCCTCAGGTGGTGCAGCATCCTCTGGTTGCTCGGTGTTTTCAGGACCGTCTTCCTGTGGATTAAATAACTGCTTTCCTACGTCCTGTTTCTTAGCGTCAATAGCATCTAATGCCTTAGCATTCATACCTTGAACAACATAATCGGACAGATCTTTCTGTCCTGCAAACAGTGCGTTTACTATATCTCTTGCAACTTGAGTAGGCATAATTATATATGTCAATAATACTATTTAGATATCTCCTTTTTTGTAATCTGCGGGATCGATACCTTGTTCCGCAGGATCTGGCTCAGGAGGCATGAGAGACATCTCCATTTGCTGCACTTCTAACTGCTGCATGAGGACAGGATCAACAAGTTTACCTGATTTAATCTCTGCATCCATCTCTTTCTGGATATCCTTAAACTCTTGGTCAGTCTGCTTGAGTATTTGACGACGCATATACTCTAACGAGAAGTATTTACCAGCGAAAGGATCCATCTGTGCGACAAGAGCCATACGCTCATTCATAATCTCTTGCTCTTTCAACTCACTAAAGTAGTTGTCAGCAACAAAATCGTATTGAATGTGCTCCTTATACTCTTCCCATTCATCAAGACTGAGTACACCCTTGAGAACTAACTGAGTCTTAAGTAGGTCATTAAATAAATCGCCAAACTTTTTACGAAGTCTTACTACAAACTTCTGGAATTTTACCTCATCACGTGTGATTTCTGCACTACGTCCTACGTTGAATGCACTATCAGATTCTAAACGTGACTCTGGTACATTAAGAGAGCGATAAAGCTTCTTCTGGAAGTACTTAACATCTTCCAACTCTCCTAAATTCTGTCCACCTGGTAGTGTAGAGATTTCTGTGCCTCTTCCACCCTCACGTCTAGGAAGCCAGAAGTCCTCTAGCATAGACATGAATTTTTTATCGTCTCTAATCTCTCCAGTGTCAGCATTATATACTAACTTATTCCTATAACGAGACATGACCTCACGGAGGTACTGCTCTGCCTTCTGCTTAGGAAGATTTCCTACATCAATATAGAAAATTCTACGCTCTGGAGCACGAGATAGACGGTAAATTACCAGACTATCCTCAATCATGCGGAGTTGATTGAGTGCTTTAATACTCTTATGCATGTGTGATAACACATGGTTACGCTGCATATCTAATTGTCCTGAGTGGACAAAACATATAGCGTCAGGTGCAATTTTTATACCACGATTCTCAAATCCTTTCAGTCCTTTAGGAGCATATATGTAATACTCAACAGACTTTGGTACAAGTGTTGCTTCCTGTGGGTCAGTAGGTGACAACTTATCTTTAGGTTTGTCAAACTCAATGACCTTTTTAATCTTACGGGGGTCGATGTATCTCAATTCCGTAAGTCCTTCCTGAGGTTTCTCAGGATTAATCATCTTATGATAAAAAAGACGACCATCGATATACCATCTACGGAAGATATCGTATGCTCGTCTATCAAAATCGAGGAGTGAGAGTACGTTTTCAAACTCCTCACGTATTCTACCTTTTACTGCATCACTAACTTGCAAATTAGTTAATTCAATGTCAACTGGATGGTCGTCTAAATCCCCTGCAATTGCTTCATTTACAATATCGTTGATTGCCATATCACACTCAGGGTGGATAGACATCTCACGATAACGACCAACTAGGTCAACCTCACTTGCTTTGTTTGCTGCGTCTCCGAGGTCAACGTACTGACCAAAATAACCGCCAGCAACTATGGGTTGGGCAGCATCATCGGAATCTTTATGCACGAAAGAGGGACCCTTACTAGGAATCCCTTTCTTTCGGTCAAGTGAATAACCAAATAATTGTGACATTCAATTGTCCTTTATTGTCAAGAAGTATTTATAGTGTAGTATAACACTAATTCTGAGATCTGTCTACTAAGGAGTAGCGTCAGTAAGTTCTGCAAGATCCTTACTGAATGCAGTATTCTCAGATTTACCCCAAGTCCACCACTGTACCTGTAACTCAACGGTATACTCTTCTGGAGTATCGTTGCTATCCCAAGCAAGGTCAATTGCTGAGATGTTAGAAGGCCAGATATCTTTCATGGAATATATCTTAACTGGTTGAGAATCTCTACCAATTTGTACCACTTCAGCGTTACCACAATATTGAGAAATATTTGCAGCTTGCTGACGGTTTTGTTGCAATGCCTGAATCTTACTAGACCATTCTTCAAATTTAGATCTGATGCTAAACTCGTGGTCGTTAAGAACTGTAATAGTCCATGGCTCGTAAGTCCTATCTCCAGCAATCTTAAGTACTCTACCTCTGTAAGGTACTTCGATTACTCCAACAGTAGATGCTGGAATGTTTGCTGCCTTAATTAAATAAGATGCACTAAGTTGTGCAGCAGCTGGATCTAGATTATTACTACCTGCATCTGTCTCATTCTTATTGGCTTGTGTTCCTGAGAGTCCACCAATTTGAGGTTTTCCAGATGTTTGACCACCAAGAATAGGAGGCCACTTCATCTCAACTTGGAACAGATTAGGACGTGCCAAGTCCCTAATACTATTCTTAAAATCGACGATGGTTGTATCTACAAAGTTGGGTTTTCCACCCTGTGCAGAAGGTTTTGTCATTTGATTACTCCTTGATAATTTATAGGGGATTTAACTTATGAAGTGATTTCAGTAAATGATGCACCAGTACGTGTTGCAGTAAAGGTAAGTGTAATGAAGTTGATGCTACGTGTTGGCTTCACGAAGATCTCTGCATAGAACTCACCACGGTCAATAGCTTCAGGTGGGTTGTTACTGCTGTCGCAGACAACCAAGAAGTCTACAATACCACGACGTGACTGGACTGAGCGTAGGTAAGGCTCAACGATGTTCTTAAACTGAGCACGAGTAAACTCATCATTCAATTCAAATAGTTGTGTCTTAGCAGCCTCGGCAATCGCTTCCTCAATAACAAGGAAGAGTCTGCGGACGTTGATTCTGTCGAATGCAGAAACATGTCCTAGTCCTGTCTTATCACCGTAAAGGATGATTCCTTGTCCTGGGAATGCTACGATGGGGTTAACCCTTCCAGCATAAAGACGGTCTCTATGATCCTTCAGTGGTGAATAAGCAAGTTTGATTGCGTTGCGAAGTTGTCCTCTATTAAATCCAGCAGGTGAGAACCAAGGCTCTTGATTAAGAGTTGTACTCAAAACTAGACCTGCCATGTCAGCGTTACATGGAATGTAACGATAGACATCATTATACTTATCGTAAATATACTTGTAGTTGTTATCGAATACAACGTAAGAAGAACTATTCAACTTATCATAGTACTCAACAATCTTGTCCACGATGGTTGCAACCTTAGGTTGACCAACAACATCTGGACGGTAAGGTGAAACGAATGCCATACAATCCTTACGACTGTCAGCAATTCCGATGAGGTGTTGTGCCTTAGCAATCGTATCATCAAGACTATTCATACCTGGACCCATAAGAATGTAGTCTAGGTCTACAGTTTCAGCGTCATTGAATAGGTCATAAGCACCTAGAATATCTGGACGTGAAATTGTGTATCCGTCAACACCACCCTGTAGGGAGTAATGTAGAGATGCTTGATTGATTGTACCAACTAGAGGAACCGAAAGTGGATTCAATCCAGATGGGTCATCAATATTATTAAGGGCTTCAGACTTCTTAATAAGGTCAAACTCTCTGTTAATACCTGAAAGTCCCCATGTGCCAGTAGCGTTAGGGTCTTTGTCATAAATCTCAGTAGTTTCGTGACTACCCCAGTAGATATACTGTGAGAAATTCTTAATTACATCCTTATAGTAAATGTTGTCACCTTGTGGTGAGCGAGCATCAGATGCTTTAGAAACATTAAGGTGCTTCTCTAGTAGTGAACCTGGAGTACCTGTTAGTTTTCCATCTCCATCAAGGATTAGGACGTGCATCAAGTCATTGTAACCACCACGATCTGCACACCATGCAGAAGTAGTAGGACGTGGAGCGATGTTAATCCATGACTGACCGTTTCCATACGCACGAGTATCGTAGTCTGACTCTACATTAGAGATAGAAGGTACGTTAGCATCAGCATCAGTAACAGTCTGGTTTGCTTGGAAGTTTGGTGAACCTTGATTAAGTGCAACACGCAATTCACGTTGGACACTCTCAATAACACCAGCATCTCCAGTAGCAGATCCAGGAGTGTTAGAGTTGTTTGCCAACTCAGTTACAGTATCGCCAACTTCTAGTACGTCAGCAGATGCTGAGTCAACTGTAATCTCAACAGTGCGGTTAACTTCGTCATATGCAACGACTCTACCAGTAACACCACCACTAACAGCAGTGATGAAGTTGTCTTTCTCAAACTTACCGATTAGTGTCTCAGCATCTGCAAATTTAACCTTAACTGTGTATGAATATACACGACCATAGATGTTAGCAGCACTGTATGAAAGCTCAGCGTTGTTAATAAACCTCCATTCTGCGGAAGTTGGTTGTGCAAGATAAAGAATTTGGTCTGCACCACCGTCTGTAACTACAATACGGAGTGAATTACCGTGGACACCAGCTGTTTTAGCACCCCACTTCCAGTTGTTAGAAGCTTGCTCAACAGTTGACTCATAAACGTCAGAGTTCTTGATGACAGGAGCAGTAACACCAGTAGAAGTTGTCTCATTAATCTCTGTCTTAGCAGCAGTAACAGACTGAAGTGTTACAGCAGAAGAGTTAGAGTGAGAAGCAGCAGTAGATCCGAGTTGAGCACGAGTAACAGTCAGGTCATTACCTGCGATACCTGTAATTCTTAGATACTCATCGTCAATTCTGATGTATGAGTTTGTGCCCCCTGCAAGTGCAGCAGCAGAAGCAATAGTTAGTGTTGTATCACTATCACTGAATGTACCACCTTCGTTAATAGTAGAAGAAGTACCAGCAGCTTCAATCAATGTGATAGAAGCAGCTCCTGCGTGTGACACAGCAGCAGTTGATAGTTGACCTCTTTGGACAACAACGTCGTTACCAGCTACACTCTGGATAACCAACAATTCTGAATCGATTAGGAGAACGTCACTAACATCGAAGTCTGTAGAAGACTGTACTGTTAGAGTTGTATCAGATGCACTAAAAGTTGTCTCGACATACTGTGCAGTATCGATAGCATTTTTGAGTGATGCGTTATCAGCACGGACAACCTTTACAGTACCTCCGTAAAGTAAAAATTGTGCGGTTGAAAACCAATACTCATAATTATATTCTGTAGGTTGACCGAAGGTTGCGAGTAATTCCTTTTCACTCGTGACGGTCTGCACCTGCTCAACGGGTCCCTTCTCGAAAGAGCCAACTATGGCAGCAATGTTATCTACAGTGCTATTAATAACGTTGGTAAGATCTCTTTCTAGAACGACAACCCCTGGTGATAGTTGTGTGGATGCCATCTGTTAAATCTCCTGAGTTCGTGTCCAATTCGGATGCTGAAATTATTTATTGTTTTGTGTTATTACACTGGGGAATCACGACGTGATTACCAGTCTGGATAGTCTGCTAGGTATGGAGGTAAGGGTCTCTTTCTAGTTCTCTTTCTATTAACTCTCCATATAGTACAAGACTTACACTCATATGCATATGCAGAAGGATTATTACCTCTATCCTTCCTTGTCTTGTAGAAATCATCTAATAAACTTTTTGTCTGTCCACAGAACCTGCACTTCCTCTCTACAAAAAGGAGATGCTCGAGCTCTAGGTCAGAGTTCATGACAAATAGTCCCACATATATGACCTGTCACCATACTCATCTGCCCCACGATTGGGATCCTCTTGCTTCCAGAAATCTCCATTGTCATCTACAAAGGATTGCTCTACTCCTATACCATCATCGATAAAACCGAATGGTGCCATGTCTGCTTCTATACCTTCCTTCTGCTCTTTATACATTCTCATCCTTACATCATCATCATGTAATTCTCTAAAGTAATCAGTAGTTGCCAACCAACTAAAGATAACTAGACACATAGCAAGGTCATCATTACATCCTTCTTCTGCTTCCCATGCTTGTCCTCTTTGAATGAATGTAGTTAACTCTGCCATGATTTCATAGTCTTTAAAGATGAGTTTGTCATCCTCAATCAACTGTTTCATGTTTGCACACCCAGTCTTCTTGACTGTGGTGGACATCTTGACACCCAGTTGTACCTTAGTGCCACTAAATCCTTGTCCTACAACCTGACCAGACCTACCACGCATTGCACACATGAGTAGATTCTCATACTCCAAGTCAAACTGTATGATATCTGCTACCTGTCCACCAATATCATTAACTTCTACTAAAACATATGCTTCATTATAACTAGATGCTACCTGATGAATAATATTAGGGAAGAGTAGTGGTTTAATTGTATTATTCCTATACTTTGCTACCACCATGTACGGAATACTTGTGGTATCTATGATAGTAAATGCGGAATAATCCTTAGTTATACCTCGTGCTACGTCAACAGTGCAGACATATTGGTGTCCCTCCTGTGGTTCCTCATATATTGATAGTCCTGCTGACTTTGTAATAGGTTCTTCATATACTAATGTCTTCAGTTTAGTACTACTGATGAGAGTATTAACAGATCCTAGGAATTCACACTCAAATTCTTGGTTAAACTGCTCTTCCGAAGTGTTTTTAATCGTCTGCTCTTTCCATGCAGCGTCTCTACCAGGCACCTGTTGCCAGTGTACCTCTGTTGTAGTGTATTCATTCTGTCCTTTCTCTGCGTCATGCCACAGTTTATAGAACA